GGGTTCTGAATTTTAAAAACCTCTTATCGAGGTCGGCGACTTACCGCTAAGATTCGGTATTGATACCACATGTCTGCAAGCAGATTGGAGTGGTAAAGAAGCCAGTTACCATGATAACGCGGTTCGTACCATGCCCCCTGCGGGTCATGATCACTCCAGTGAGGAGATGTGCGAACCGTCCTAAGCATCGAACTACTTTTGCCTGGTAGTTCTACTATACTCGAAAAGAAAGCATCCTTTTCAGGTGCATCACCCAATCGGACAAATTTGAAACCCCCATTCAAGAATGGGAACAAAGATGACCACTTTTTAGGCAAATCAAAGAATGCAACATCCCTTTCCCTTTTGAGGAAGGTGTATGTTATATTCGTCATTTCACTACTAAAGGCCCAACTAAAAGGCCAAGGAGAATGCCATAATACTTTCTTAACAGAAGCGTGAATATTAGACCGCCACCTAGGTGGACAATCCTTCACACTACTACTCGGTACCTTAAAACCAGCATCTGATCCCTCTGATAGAGGAACCACCAGAGTATCAGTCACTTCCAATAAAATGGAAGCAATTGATTTTGGTAGTTTAACAGAATGTTTAAGGCTCCAATCCATCAAACGATTGGCGAGTGAATAAAGGTCACAATCATCTTGTAAGTACTCCGTACTCACAGGACGTATATTATATCCAAGAAAATAATCTTCACCGCAACTTTCTCGAAAGTAATTGCGCGAAAAAGATTTCTTGACGTTTGGGACCATATGTAACTTCTTTAAGACGTTAATGACAGTATCGTAAACAGAAATATCTACAACAATATCATCACCATACACTGATAAAGTGGGAAACCCATCGATATCGGTAAACGGAATGTCTCCAAGACGATATATTGCTCTAATAATACAAGCAAATATCAATGTCTGCAATGGAAAACAATAAGCATTCCCCATAGTAGCCATCATGTGACATAAGGTGGCTTCATTGTCCTCAATATCAAGGACAATTCGCTCCGGACGACACGCGTTCAAGTAATTGAACAGTGGAGGCGGGATTTCGTATTTAACTAATTCCACACCAATTATATCGGAGGCACTGACTAAATCAATAGTACAGGGACGAAACCGACGCTTTCTCATTGAATATTCAAATATATCACCATTATCATACAAACTACCCTTGCGGGCACAAGTACGATTAAAATCCTGCTGAGTTTCTAAATCGATGCCAATTTTCAAAAGCATACGACGAAGTAAATTATCAGCGGGATATTGAAGATATAAGTCTCCATTCAATTGAGGAGCGATAAAACGTGATATATCGAACCTCTTAGGAACATAAGACCCTTTTATGTTGTGCACGACACTTACCAGGAATTTCGGTAAATCGTGTATAGGTTTATGATATCTGCGTAGCAACTGCAGTATCGTCTTTCCCATTTCACTTGATGTATGCCAATTCTTACGATACTTCTGTAAGATCGACGTACCCTGAACGCCTGTACAGGAGCCAGGACCACTATTAAATCCATGAACAGGGAATAGGAAGGATTTTTCATCCAATTCCATCCACCTAAACTCAGATTCGTCAGCTTCGACACATGTCCAGAACAACGAGTCTATTTCAACCCGTGCAAGCTCCAAAATTGTCATCATACCAGAATCTAGATTTTTGAAATCCACATTCTGAAGATGAGCTAAAGAATTAGCTTTTTGAAACTGTTCTTTACATGCAATATCCCTTGGAGTCATAACCGCAACAGAAGCATTGCTCCTGTTGACTATGAGGCGCTTATCGATTTCTCGATGTTGGCGAATCATGGCTAATTGACGAGGTGTAATAAAGTCTACTTTCGACGCTAAGTCGTAAAGTTGATTAATTGGAACCTCAGGGTCTAAGTAGTAATACAAGTGTGTAGGCAACTGAGAATGAATCTCATTGCGTACGGTGCACAATAACTCTGTAGCTCGTCGATAATTTGACATAACTGTCTCCACATATGTGATAGATAAACAACCGGGTTTTTACACCCAGGAGGCAAGATCAGAAATAAAACTTAGTAGATCTGAAATTAACTGGATTACATGGATGCAAAATGGACAATTAATACCGTCCATCGAACATCGCCTGTAACCATTCCTCACGTTGATCCCAAATCCCGCCGAGAAAGGCGAGAAGAGAGGCTTCCACGTTTGCAAGGTCGAACGCAACTGCTCCAGCCGGGATATTAATATCCAGGGTTCCCGTTATAGGTTCCCATTGGCCTGCAGTAACTTGCGCACTACCTTTTAACATAGCACGATGTGTGACCTTAGGCACCTTAGAGTATCGTCCAGAAACCTGATTGTAGCCACCCAAAGGGGGGTACGATGCGGGTCTCTTAAACATTACCATTTTTGGTGCGTATACAGAGTGTATACTAGCCGTCGCTATACCAGTGATAGCCGTTACAACATAGACTTTCGTCCTGACATCATTGCTGTTGTCAGATGCGAAACTCAGTGTTGCTGCAACGGATTTCCCTGAAGTAGTAGTCGTGGCTGCGGTTGGTCCTGCTAATCCAATAGTCATAAGTAATTCCTATTATTAGGTTAAAAATAAAAAGTGAGGTTAAATAACTACCTAAACAAGCAACTTCGATCGAGATAAGGCCACCGATAAAGTCTTAAAAAGCTGGTCCCGGGATGGGATCCTAGCATTAAGACTAACCAGTGTGTCCCAAGGACTCAAAGGAGTACGTCTCATTACAGTAATTTTGTGAATACACGGATTCGAAAGGGAAATCGATAGTGTATAGGTCCAAGGAGGTGCTATTTCATTAAGACCAGAAATGGGCTTAGCGAAATTCACAACACTTGTATATTCCCAAATTTCGGTCATATACAGTGACTCCGGGATCATGCGGCCCACAGATTGTTTAATATTGTTCAAAACATCGCCAATATTAGCAAAATAGTCTGCAAGAAAGGATAAGTTCGCGATAGCCCACACCGTGGGTATTATACTACGAGCATTAAGTCCAATTTTGTCAGCTAGTGGTACTGCCTGCTGTTCTGATGGCTTAAGAATACCACCCACGATACATTTATACACATAATGTCGCGAGACATTATAATTAAATGAATATGGGTAAGTAGATGGACCACAAGAAGTATCTCCAGAAAGTTCATCGGAGTCGGTTACAAAGTAGCCTATACCGGTGACCTTTTTTCGAGTCTTGGTAGTCCCATTCAGTTGATCCGTAAAAACCTTATACGCATCCTGAATTGAATGAGCCAATGGCGTCCAGCCAAAGGTGAACTCTAAGAACAATGAGTTCGCATTCTGTAAGGTGCTCTTAAAAAGAGTCGCCTTATCCTTAGAAGCCAACTGCCCTAAACGTTGCAGTGCCTTTTTGAGGCCTCTACGAGTAGCGCTACTTCTCAATGAAAAAAGCTTTGCAAAGGATATAGCATTGCTAATTCTTGAACTAAGTAGATGAGCAGTTTCACGCATTTCCCCTAAATCTTGACCAGCGTCCCATTCGATATCTTCGATATGCTGGGCAAACCTAGCCTTAGCATCATTTCTGGCAATCCCAACTTCATCGGGATACCATGATGTTAAAGTGTCAAAATCAGGAACACTAATATCAAAGGAACCGCGTCCAGAAGTAACGGACGTCATTTCC